CCAACGAGAAATTTACCAACATGACCACCAGCGAGGTGGCCATCCTGCTGGCGAATCGCCGCGGACTCACGCCGGTTGTTACCGCAACTAAGACCCAGGTCGGTGGGATCACCAAGTGGGACCACGCGCACTGCACGGATGAGCGTACTGAATGGGATCTGCTGGCCTACTTCGCAGGGCTGGACGGATTTCAGGTGTACGTGACCGGCAACGAACTGCATTACGAGCCAGCACTCGATCCAGAGACCACCGATCAGTATCTGATTCGCTGGGTAGAGCCCGGTGCGCTGGCCTACCCGCAGTGCAATACAACCGATGACCTGACATTCGAACGGGACCTCACTCTGGCCCGCGGCGTGACCGTGCAGGTGCTCTCCTACAAGGATGGCAAGACCTACAAGGCCACGTTTCCAACGAACTCCGCCAAGGGGATTTCGCCCGGGCAGGCCACCCCCAAGCGGCAGGTCTACGAGATCAAGCGTAACGGGCTGGATCAGCAGGCAGCTCAGCAGCTGGCCCAAAAGATCCATAAGCAGATCACCGACCACGAAATGCGCATGTATGGGTCATTACCAGGCGACAACTTGCTGATGCCGAACACCATCGTTCGCGTCGAGGGGACCGGATCCAGCTTTGACCAGCTTTATTACGTCGACTCCGTGCGCCGATCGTTGAGCTTTGACGCCGGATACACCATGAGCCTCTCGGCCAAGAACCATAACCCCAACTCAATGGTGCAGCCATGATCACAGACCTTGCCAATGCCATGCGGCAGCAGCAGTCCGACGATCTGACGGGGCCGCGCACGGGAACGATCACCAGCTACGACCCGAACAACGGCGTGGTGAAAGTGGCGATCCAGCCAGAGGGCCGGGAAACCAACTGGATACCGCTCGACTGCCCCGGTGTCGGTAACGGCTGGGGCTTTCAGATCGGCCCGCAGATCGGCGACGAGGTGACCGTGAGCTTCGACTCCTCCGACCCAAACCTCGGCAAGGTCGCGGCGCGGCATACCAACAGCCAGAACGTGCCGATGCCTGTGCCGTCAGGTGAGATCTGGGCGGTCCACGAATCCGGATCGCTGCTCAAGTTCAAAACTGACGGCACGGTGTCGTTGCATTCAGGTGTCGCGATCAACTACGACGCTCCGGCGCACCACTTCACCGGCGGCCCGATCACCATGGACCACACGCTGACGGTCACTGACAGCACTGGCGTGGTGGTGAGCGGTGGTGACGTCAAGGCCGACACGATTAGCCTGAAACTTCACAAAACCAGCCAGGTGCAGGTCGGCACAGGCACATCTGGAGTGCCCGTGCCATGAAAGACCTGAACCACTACGTCGGCGACGACCTTTCGTTGTCGCCGACCGGGAGTTTGTCGCCTGTGGAAGGCATCGAGCGCGGCAAACAACGCATTCTGCGTCGGCTCATCACCAACCCGGGCGACTACCTGTTTCACCCTGAATACGGCGCCGGGCTTGGGCGATACGTCGGCGCGCTGATGAACATCCCCGAGATCATCGCGCTGATTCGTGGGCAGATCCTGCTCGAGGAGTGCGTCGCGAAGAAGCCGGCCCCTGTGATCTCCGTCACCCCATCCAACGAAACACTCTCCGTCAATATCGGCTACACCGATTCCCCCCTGGGTGAGCCGGTGACGCTCTCGTTTGAGGTAAATCGCTGATATGGCATCGCTCAATATCAAGGACTTCACCACGCTGGTTCGCGACCAGGTGGCGGCGATTCAGGGTCGCGCCGCCGGGCTGGTCGACTTCACTATTGGCTCGCTGTTGCGGGCGATCACCGAGAGCAATGCCAGCGTTCTGCAATGGCTGCAGCAGTTGATCGTCACGCTGCTGGCGACCACTCGGGCATCCACGTCATCTGGTACCGACCTTGACACTTGGATGGCTGACTTTGGTTTTCTGCGACTCTCGGCCAGCTTCGCAACCGGCAGCGTCACTTATTCGAGGTTCACGCCGACCAACTCGGCTTTGATCCCGATTGGCGCGCTGGTGGGTTCAACCGACGGCTCGCAGCAGTATTCAGTCACGATCGACACGGCAAACCCGCTGTACAACGCCACGCTCGGCGGGTACCTGGTCCCGGCCGGAACTGCGACGGCAACCGTGCCAGTCATCGCCAGCACGGCAGGTGCCGCCGGCAACGCGCTGGTCGGCACCGTCACCGTAATCGTCGGCAGCATTAGCGGCATCGACACGGTGACCAACACCACTGTTTTCGTCAACGGCGTTGATCCTGAACGCGATTCCGCATTCCGCGCACGCTTCATCCTCTGGGTGCAGTCGCTGTCCAAGGGCACGAAGGCAGCCATCGGCTATGCACTCGCCTCGATGCAGCAGGGTGTTACCTATACGCTGACCGAGAACCAGGATTACGCGGGCGGCCTGAACTACGGCTACTTCTATGCGGTGGTGGACGACGGGAGCGGGGCGCCTTCGGGAGCTTTCCTGACCTCGGCGGCCAACGCTGTCGAGGCTGTTCGCCCGTTCACCAGCCGTTACGGCATCTTCGGCCCGGTGCTAGTGACGGCCAACGTTGGCATGACCATCACCACAGACGCCTCGGTGTCACATGCGGTCGTGGTCGCGCAGGTGATATCGGCGATTCAGGTCTACATCTCCAGCCTGAGCCTTGGGCAGATATTGCCTTATACCCAGCTGGCTTCGATCGCCTACGCCGTCAGCCCAGCCATCACCAATGTCTCGGCAATCCTACTGAATGGCAGCACAGCGGATCTCGCCGCAACCAACAAGCAGGTCATCCGACCGGGCACAATCACGGTGGCTTAAATGAGTGTTGGTGATCAAACGGACATGTTCGGCAGGCTCAAAAACCTGCTACCCGCCGGCTGGTTCGGCGACAACAACCCGATACGCGATGCACTGCTCTGGGGCTATGCCAATGCGCTGGCGTGGGGCTACACGCTCTATCTCTATGCGAAGGATCAGACGCGAATCAAATCGGCCTCGGATGGCTGGCTCGACCTGATCGGACTGGATTTCTTCGGGAACAACCTCGTTCGTTACTCCGGCCAATCTGACGCCAGCTACCGCAACCGCATCCTGATCAACATTTTCAGGGAGCGGACCACGCGCCACGCAATGGAGCAGGTACTGTTCGACCTGACCGGGCGTACCCCGATCATCATCGAACCGGCGCGACCCGCAGATGTTGGCGCCTATGGCGCGGCGGTAGCGGTCAGCCAGCCGGGCACCACGACGATGATCGATAACGGGATGATCGTTTATGTACCGCCGAATACGCCGCGATATCAGGCGGGGCAGCTGCTGATTGAGGGGCAGGCGACCAACCTGCTCAAGTACAGCGAGCAGATGGATAATGCGGTATGGAGCAAGACGTTAGTTTCTATAGCGCCTGACAGCGTCGTCGCGCCAGACTTGGCTAACAGCATGGACTTGCTTTTTGAGTCGAACTCTAATGGCGCTCATTTTCTTTCATGCGTCAGCTCTTATGTTGCTGGGAATATCTACTGCTTGTCTGTATTCGCAAAAGAGTATTCCACTGGCTCTAAACGTTATGTGACATTGCTACTGCAGAGCTCTGTTTTTGGAGCAAACATCAGATGCACGTTCGATTTAGCCAATGGGGCAACATACGCACAAAATGGCCCAGTAGGGTTTGGCATAGTTCCCGTTGGCGGTGGGGCGTCGAGAATATTTGTGATTGGGCAGGCTGTTAATACAGCATCAACAGTGTCTGCCTTGCAAATAAGACTTTCAAATGTTCTTGCTGATACACTTTCTTCATATACAGGGGATGGAGCATCCGGTGTTTATGTATGGGGTGCTAATCTCACCATAGGCCCTCTATCCAGCTACATCCCAACAACATCCGCAGCCGTCACTCGCTCTGCCGACACCCTCCTGAACAACATGCCCGCCGGTTCATCCGGAATGGGTGGCTATGGCGCAGCCGGGGCTTACGGCTCGATCTCGCTTCCCTATCAGGCCTTCATCACTGCCTTCCGCCCATCCGGCCAGGGCCTGCCCTACATCGCAGGCTACGGCATTTCCACCGGTGGCTACTCCACGCCAAGCCAGTCGGAATACGCCGAGTATTCGGATGGCGGCGTGACTGACGCCGACATCTACGCAGCGATTGCCGCCACAAAACCTGAAGGCACCGCCGTCTGGGCCAGGCTTTCGAGCTGATCAACCGAACCTTCCCCAAACCGCCCAACTGGCGTTTTTTTTGGAGCAAAAAATGGATCGAGTCACGATTTATCCAGGGGCTATCCCCCTCGAAACTGACCTGCTCAGCACCAACAAAAATGTGATGATCGCGTTGAGCAAACTGTCGGCGGCGATGCTCGGCACAGGCACGATTGCAAACGGCTTTGCTGTCACGCCTACCGGTCCGGCCTCGCTGCAAGTCGTGGCGGCCCCCGGCGAGATCTACAGCCTGCAGAACGTGGACGGCACGGCCTACAGCAGTCTCGCTGCCGATACCGCACACCAGATCGTCAAGCAGGGTGTCGTGCTCGACCCGACAACCCTGAGCTGCGCGGCGCCGACCACTTCCGGGCAATCCATCAACTATTTGGTGGAAGTGGCCTATCAGGACCTCGAAGCCATTCCGGTGGTGTTGCCTTATTACAACGCCACTAACCCGTCGCAGGCGTACAGCGGACCAGGCAATAATGGCGTGGCGCAGTACACCCAACGCAAAGGTGCGGCGCTGGTACAGGTCAAGGCTGGTGCATCCGCCACCACCGGCAGCCAAGTAACGCCAGCGCCGGACGTAGGCTATGTCGGTCTGTACGTGGTGACCGTCGCGTTCGGTCAAACCACAATCACTTCCGGGAATATCTCTCAAGCTGCTTCAGCGCCGCTGATCAATACGACGCTTCACGGCCTGGCGCCGGCGTTCACAGTCCCTCCGGTCGTTCCGCCAGCAACGCTCGGCACCCATGCCATGCAGTTGCAACAGGCTACAGGGCGACTGCTGAGAACGTCTGTTTACTCCATCGTTGGCGGTGTGCAGATGGTGTCCGTCAACGGAGGTACGCCGACGGCCACAGGTGCCACTACGTTCACAGCGCTAGCCCTCGCAACTGCCGCGCGAATTAAGTGCCAAGCGGCTGGCGGCGGTAGTGGCGGGAGCGCTGCGACTGGTGCTGGCACGCTGTCCGTAGGCGGGGGTGGGGGCGGGGGCGCTTATGCTGAAGGGTGGTTCACGTCAGCATTTTCCGGTTTGGCCGTAACGGTTGGTGTTGGAGGAACGGCCGGCCCTGCTGGATCTGGGGCTGGAGGGACTGGGGGGTCTTCTTCCGTTGGAGGGATCATCACATCTCCTGGCGGAAACGGCAGTCAATCCGCCACTACAGCTGCAGCTCAAGGCGGATTTTTTGGTGGCTCGGGCCAGAGCAGTGCACCAACGGGCGGGAATCTGATTAGTGTCCGTGGAAGCGGTGGTTTGTACGGTACGCAATGGGCCGCGATTTCGGCCAACGCTGCTGGCGGTTATGGCGGAGCCTCTGTTTTCGGCGGCGGCTCCATCCCGGCCAGCCCGTCAGCTACAGCACCAGGCGTGGCCGGTGTGAATTTTGGTTCCGGGGCTGCCGGTGCCCAGTCAAATGTCAGTTCTTCGGCGCAAGTAGGGGCAAAGGGTGCTGATGGGATAGTAATTATTGAGGAGTACGCTGTATGAAGATTCATGCGCGCGTTGATGCGGGTGTGGTTCAGGAAATTATCTTGCCGCGCACATGGGGAATTGACGATGTCAGCGATCCTCCCAAATTCCTGGCGGATGATGAGCAGCCAATAGAGGTCAGGTTCACGTCTGACTTCGTCGCTCAAATGGTCGATATCACAGGCCTAGCCCCTCAGCCGGCATCAGGCTGGGTGTATGACGGCTCTACATTCAGTCCGCTACCCGTATACCAGCCGACCCATGCTGAGGTTCTCGCATCTCAAAGCGCAGCACTACAGGCGCTCACCGCAACCGCTACTGCGCAAAAAGTTGCGCTGACCAATCGGATCGCAACGCTGCAGGATGCCATCGATAACGTTGGCGTAGAGGGTGCGGAAGAGTTCGCGGCCACGCCTGAAGAGCAGATCGAATTCCCTCAAAGGAAGTCGCAGCTGACCAAATGGAAGAACTACGCCATTTTGCTTGGGCGTGTAACCAACCAGGCAGGCTGGCCACTAGAAGTTACATGGCCCGCGCAGCCAGCTGATGGTATGGATCTGAACCTGTCAGCCGTCGCACCAAGCGATCCCCAACTTTCATAATTGATGAAATTGCCAATGCGCCACCTGAAAAGTTGGCGCATTCCTTGGTAGTCAGCCTCAGTTCGACATACCAACTCTAGTTATCTTTATGGAGTTCAGCTGTACAAAGCCAGCGCCCTTCGCCCATCCACCTAATCCGAATGCAATGCGAGAAGGCTCCCCAGAGAAAGTAGTATAAATCGTAATTCTTCTGTTTTCCGCTTTGGAGTTTTGAATGCTAACAAGCTTCCTCAGTCCAAGGATTGACAGGTGAGCAGCATTTTCATAGCCGTTAATTACCTCGCCTGTGGCATTCCAGCTCATCAACGCCTCGATTCTATATATGCCTTTTGGGATATCTACAGGCTCAGAGAAAAGTGCAGCATCTGTTGCTGACTCTGAAGTTATTTTTTTTTCTTGCGCGGCGAATTCTGCTTTCCCAAATTTCGACCAGTTGGAGGCGTTTGATATTTGAATGGCATCGCCTAGCTCTGCGGCGTGCGGCTGGCGTTTCAGTATAAAGTCGGCTGAAGACTTGTTTTGTATTTTTGCCATGTATTGTGAAGTGACTTGGTAGTTTACGCCTGGGATTTTTTTGTCCCAATTTACAGCATAGATCGGGGTCGTCCATGTAAAGTCATTTATACGGGTATTGACCGATCTAAGAATTTCTTGAGCCCCTGAAATCATCCCGATAATCACTGCTATTGTTAAAGCTGTCGTTGCTATAAGCGATCGTCGTGCTTGGAGCGCCTGAAGCACAAAAAAACCGACAATACACATTGGTATTTCGGATCCGCGCATTTGTAGGTCGTTAGCAGCGCCAACCTGTATGAATGGGAGTATGCACATCAACACAACGGACGCTAATACAATTGATGGCGCTTTAAGTTTGCAACCTATCGCCAGAATCAAAATGATCCCAAATTCCATCAATATAAATAAAGCGTACTCGGGCATTACGGAAGCGACGCCCTCTCTGCCTGAGCACAGACCTGCCGGAACGCCTTGTGGGTCAGCTAAAATGAAGGTTGCACATAAGGCGGCAACAAGGAACACCGTTGCGGTAGAAAAGGAGAAGAGTTCTTTTTTGACTTCAGATCTGTCATTTACAAATTTTACTAAAAGTAATGCGCCAAAAGATACGGCTATGAAGGGTGACCAAAGTATAAGAATCGATGCTGTCAGAGCGCAGATATGAAAAAGCTTAGGCTTGCTCCAGTAGTGATGGATTATGCATGAGGAGAGGAATGCCGCAACTGTGTGTTGGGGGGACCAGCGAAGGGAAAATGAATTTGATCCAATTAGCCACCCACAACTGTAAGAGCGCGACCAGGCATCTACTATCGTTCCGCTGAATGCTTCAATCGAATAGCCGCTATACGCAAAATACAGAACGTCCAAGCCGGAAAATAGCGCGATTATGGGCACTGCTATGTATGCGAAAGTATGGGTTTTTGCCAAGCTTGCTGCGTACATGAAAAATATTGCTATTCCTATAGTGTTCCAAGCATATAGGAAGAAATGTGCATAGCTCGCGCCAAAAATCTTAGATAGTGACGCAGGGACAAGGTAGTAGGCGAAAGAGTACCTTAAAATCGTTGGGCCGGTTTCTTCTGAAAAATATGTAGTCGGCCACGGGTACATGATTAAGTCGTGAAGAATGGCTTCGTGCTTGGCGTAATCCTCGAGTGGTATTGAGTCTGGAGTAAGCGAGCATGCAAGACATAGGAGAGCGGCAGCCAGGGTGCAAAATGTAATGATTGCAACGCAGTGCTTTGATGGTTTTGAAAGGTGCAGTCTGATAGTGCTATGTTTGATGGTTGTGTACAGAAGTCCTGCCACCCCTAATACGGCTAGTGGCGCACTTATCCAGAATGCAAAAAATACAAATATTGGTAGTACTAGATATATAACTGACAGTTTGGTTTCATTCTCGCTAAGTCCATGTGCTTGCGGTGGGGCGCGACTATACAGCACCAAAAATAATCCGACTATCAACCTGGTAAGACTCTGGAGTGCCCCATGCCCATCACCCCGCAGCAATTGCTGCAGATCCTTCCGAGCGCCGGCAAACAAGCCGGCGTTTTTGCGTCCGCGCTGAATCTTGCCATGGACAGGTTCCAGATCAGCACCCGATTGAGGATGGCAGCCTTCATTGCCCAGGTGGGACATGAGTCCGGCCAGTTCCGATACGTGAAAGAGCTCGGCGGCGACCAGTACCTGAGCAAGTACGACACCGGTCCGCTGGCCAAGCGGTTGGGCAACACGCCTGAAGCTGACGGAGATGGCCAGAAGTACCGCGGGCGCGGACTGATTCAGATCACGGGGCGTGACAACTACTTGGCCTGCAGCAAGGCGCTATTCGGCGATGACCGCCTTCTGCGCACGCCTGAATTGCTCGAGCAGGCCGAGTGGGCCGCGAAGTCGGCGGCGTGGTTCTGGAATTCTCGGAACTTGAATGCGCTGGCTGACTCCGGGGATTTCGTTGGGGTTACCAGGCGCATCAACGGCGGCACCAATGGACTGGCCGAGCGCCAAGCCTTCTACTCGACCGCGCTGAAGGTGCTGGCATGAGCATCGGGCTGCGGATTCTTCCTTATATAGCAGCGATGTTGCTGGCGGTCGGCGCGCTGTTCGGCGCCTACCACCATGGCTTGTCGGTGAAAGATGCTGAATGGCAGGGCCGGTGGAACGATCGCAACACCCTGGACGCGAAGGCGTTGGCCGCCAATGAGACCGCCGAGCGAGCCAAAGAACAAGCCCGACAACAATCAATAAACAAGGCGATTCAAGATGGTCAACGCACGATCGATCAAGCCACTGCTGATGCTGCTGCCGCTCGCACTTCTGCTGACAGCCTGCGCGGGGCAGCCGACAGCCTTGCCCGTCGACTCGCAGCCAGTGAAGCTAGCGGCAATTCCTGCACTGCCGCCGCAAGCCAGGCAGCTTCCCGCGCCGCAGCAGTGCTTGCCGACGTGCTCAAGCGCGCTGACCAGCGAGCGGGCGAACTGGCTGAAGTTGCTGACCAAGCCCGAGCCCGGGGAATGACTTGCGAGCAGGCTTACGATGGGCTGGGGCGCTAGCCGTCCGGATTTTCTGGGACGCGCTTATCCGGCGCCGCCTGCAATTGCCGGCGCAGGGTTTCATTTTGGAACTGAACCAGTGCTATGAATTGGTGGTGTTCAGTCGGCAGGATACCGAGGAGGACCAATACAGTATCTAAGGGTAAATAGTACGGAGTTGGAAATTTACGAGGGTGTGGAAGTATTTGTGATGCCTGCTAAAATTTTATTTCTACCAAGATTTTGATTGGTTAGGTTCTTGACTCTAATTCGATTTTTAGATTTGGTGAACAATGAATAAACCACTTTATTATCTTCATATTCCAAAGACAGCCGGCACATCATTGACTTCATTTTTAGATGCGCAATTTGACCGTTCTCAAATATGTTCTGCTCAATTGCTTCCTGAACTATTTAAGTTGGATATTGATTCATTTTGGAAGTATGATTTTTTTCGGGGACATCTATGGTTCGGTTTGGATAGTTATGTGGGGAGAGATTTAAAGTATATAACGATGTTACGAGATCCTGTGCAGCGTACGATTTCATGGTATTCACATGTCAAGCGTGACGCAAATGCTTATCGCCATGATCGCGTTGTGAAAGAAAATTGGTCATTATTTGATTTTGTTACGGACAAAGAAACTCAGTGGGATATGGTAAATGCTCAAACTATATTCCTTGCCGCAGATTTGGATTTTGAAAAGCTTTCTAAAGATCCTGTCGGTTATGGCAGGGCTGTTATCAGGAATTATGCTGCGCGTAACAACGATCGAGAGTTGCTGGGCTTAGCTAAAGCTCGACTTGAAAAATTCATATTTTTTGGTATCACGGAGCGAATGAATCACTCATTGCATTTATTGTCACATGTGTTAGACGTTTACCCTCAATTCTGCCATCAAAAATTGAATGTGTCAGAAAATAGACCGACGGATGATGAGATATCAAGTGATACAATTCATGCTATAAGAGAAATTACCTCATTGGATCAGGAACTTTACGATTGGGCGTTGAAGGTTTTTGAGTCAAGGTATGACGAATTAGTGAATTCACTACTCATAAATAATTATATCTCTAGTCTGAAGCACGCTGACATGGCTTGTAATATTGCACTACCTTCGGAGGAAAGGAGGACTCTGCAAATCAATACCATAGCCTTTCCGGATGTTATTGAGCAGGGCTCTACCTTTGAGGTTCAAGTCGAGGTAATTAATAACTCGAAATACCGTATCCAGAGTAATGGTCGCTATCCAGTCAATATTTGCTACCACTGGATAAATGCGGTCACAGATGAACTCATTATCTTTGATGGGGTTAGGACGAAGATCGAGCCGACTTTGCTTCCAGGGGCAATCTTGAAACTTAATGCAGAAGTCAGCGCTCCTGAACTGAAGGGGCTATCAATTTTGCGAATGACTTTTGTTCAGGAAGGCGTGGCATGGTTTGATGAGCCACAGAGTGCGATTTTTTCTGATAGTGAGGTTCTAATAAAATGAAAACAAGCAGGAATGACCTCACTTGGCATTGTGGAACCGTGAATCGTGAAGATCGGGAGCTCCAGTTGGGACAATTAGCCATTACCATTTGGCTCACGGGGCTTAGTGGGTCTGGGAAATCATCCTTAGCTTGTGCATTAGAAAAAAAATTAGCAGCCAAAGGTAAAAAATGTTTTGTCCTTGATGGTGATAACGTAAGGCATGGTCTTAATAAAGACTTAGGATTTAGTCTGTCCGAAAGGTCGGAGAATATAAGAAGAATAGCTGAGGTTGCAAAACTCATGAATGACGCGGGCCTTATAGTCATCGTAGCGTTAATTTCTCCGATGATTGAGGACCGTACTTTAGCGTCCGAGATAATTGGTTCAGTTTGCTTTCACGAGGTTTTTGTAAGTACTCCTCTCAGTGTCTGTGAAGAAAGAGACCCCAAAGGACTTTATCGGAAAGCGCGCTGCGACTCTTTAGAAAATTTCACAGGGATATCCTCGCCTTATGAGCCACCGTTGGCACCGGCTTTAATTGTCGACAACTCTAGGCTTTCTGTGGAAGAAAACGTAAACACAATCCTTCGATACTTGGAGGGCTAGTGTGTTCGCTCGTTTGGTCGAGCATCCAGTTAAGCTAAAAGGCGGCGCTATGGGCCTAGCGTGGCGATCAATTGCCGTCACTCCGGCGTCATCAGTACCGCGAGCGTCAGCTTGATGAACTCTTCATTTTTATCGATGGTGTCCAGGGCGCCACGCACGTTGTCGGCTACGTCGGCCGCGCCGCGCTGCTCGACCCAGTTCGAAAGCTCCATGATGGCGGCTTCCAGGGCGAGCTGGTTTTCATTGATCTTGAACAGCAGGGAAGGGAGTAGGTCTGAGTTTGGCATCGGGATTCCTCTATAGATGAGGGAAAGCGTAGTAGTCGCGGTCAGGTTAGTCATGGATGTATTCGATCGGCAGAACGCCGGGATGCAAGGACTTTCTCGTCGAAAGCCTGTAGGGACTTTTGCGGGGAAACGTAAATCACGGTTAAGCACGGTACGGCATCGATTGCAGTGGGCGCCGTTCCAAAGGGCTGATCTGTAAAGCTTTTTAGCCCCCTTGCAAGCATGGGGTGCTAGGGGTCGAGTGTTCGAATCACTCCGTCCCGACCATATAATTCAAGGGGTTGCGAGATTTTATCTCGCGACCCCTTTTTATTTTAAGTCGCTTTTACCCCTACAAAACCACTGGCTCTGGGTGGAATCCTCAGCTGATACAAAGGCCAGAGTTTGTCCCGGAAGGCACAAGCAGCACGTCAATGCTTCCAGTCAGACCTTCCGGCCGAACACAGGTTTACGCAGAGCTGTCCGTTCTTGAACAGTTAATCATTGCTCTGAAAATCGCGAACAAGACTCTCGCTTGGACTGATAGGGCTGAGTGCGTAGCCAGAAGTGTTCGAGAGATGTCGAATGGGGTGTGAGTTCGGCGTCGCGTGATTCGCGCCTCGGGCATGGAAACCATCAGATTCGGATTTTCGTTTTCATGTGCTTATAGGCGACACGCTTGGTCGGCTGACGTTCGCATATGGCTTTACCGTACGGAGGAATGAAGCGTATCGTGCTGGCAAAAGGACATGGATAGATATTTGCCTCGCAAGGATGACGTTTCTTCTCTAAGCGCCCATCTCTTCGTTGCATATCCTTAGCATTCTGCTGAAGGATCAGGCATCCAGACATCCCTGAAATAACATCGTTGGAACAAGCGTGCCGGCAAGTCACGCGTTTCTTCCTGCGTGAAGCGCTTGTTAGCGCGTAAAAGATAAATTTGAAGGCTGAAGTGTGGACTTTTCGACATTATTGAAATTGTGGGGCGACGCCAGCACTGCTCAGCTAATAGCTCCGCGTGTAGTCATGGTGGCCGTGGCGGTCTTGTGTCTTTGGTACATCGGAAGATATTTCATCCCATCGTTCGTGTTGAGCAGAAGGCTCAAGTCGCTTACGAGTAGCATTGCTACTATCAAGGCAAAGTCGCCTGATCAGCTTCAAGCAGAGCTGTCGAAAGTATTCAATGCGACAAAACTGAAGCATCTTTGGAAAGAGTATTCAGAGACCCTTCACAATCAGTTCGAATATCACGAAGGCGAGGATCGCCTGGTGCGCTCCCGTGCGACTACTGTCGCGGCGAACTTTTTTACCGGTCAGAGTGTTGTCGATACACCGCTGGCTACTGAATTTTTCAAGCACCTGCCAGGCATCCTGACGGGGGTTGGCATTGTTGGAACCTTCTTCGGCTTGATGCTAGGGTTGCAGCACTTCGATCCAAGCACGCCGGAGCTGGTCAACTCAAGCGTGGACAAGCTCCTGAAGGATGTACTCTTTGCCTTCATCGGTTCATTTCTCTCCATCATGGCGTCGATCATCGTCACTGTCTCGGAAAAGTGGCGATTAGGGCGCTGTTACAAGCACCTTGAATCGCTGAATGAGGCAATCGATAGCCTATTCGACAGCGGAGTTGGCGAGGAATATCTTGCTGCGCTTGTAAGGTCCAGTGCTGAAAACTCGGTCCAGACTCGCCAACTGAAAGACAGCCTCGTCACGGATCTTCGGGAAATGCTGCAAAACCTCGTCGATACACAGGTCCGCGAAAGCCTCAAGTTGGCAGACACATTGTCTACGACCTATCGTGACTCCGGGCAGCTGTTGGCGGATCAGGTCAGCAGTGCCATTGAAAACAGCTTGAAGTCGCCATTGGAAGCGATTGCCGGGGCTGTACAGGCTGCCAGCGGCGATCAATCCGGCCAAGTGCAGAATCTGCTTCAGGATGTTCTGGTGGCATTCATGAACAAGCTGGAAGGCACCTTCGGCCAGCAATTCAACGGCCTGAATGAAATGATGGGCCAGTCTGTCGCTGCCATGCAGTCAATGCAGCAAGGATTCTCCAGCCTCATTCAAGACATGCGCTCGGCCAGCGAAAACTCGAATCAGAGCAGCTCGGCAATGATTGCACAGCTGCTTGCCGACATGCAGACCGGCCAAAGTGCCATGCAGGCTGGCATGAACGAGATGCTGGCAAATCTGCAGTCATCCATTGCCCGCATCGGCACTGAGGGCGAAGACGCTGGCGCGCGCATGGCACAGCAGTTAGAAAAAATGTTCGCCGACAGCGAGGCGCGGCAGCTGGCGATGGCCGAGAGTCTTCAGTCGTTTGTCGAGTCAATCCAAAAAAACATGGGCCAAGGTCAACAAGAAACCATGGCCAAGATTGCAGGCTCTGTAGAAGTGCTCGGCGAGCAGCTTTCTACTGTTTTCAAAAAACTGGAAAGTGGGCGCGAGCAAATGGATCAGTCCACTCGCGTTGCACAGGCAGAACTTCATCACGGCACTCGCGCGCTGGTGGGGGGGCTGGACGAGCAGGTCAAAACGCTGCTGCAGTCTGTCGCGGAACAAAATAAAGCCTCGCGAGACAACGTCAAAGCATTAAGCGCGCAAACCGAACAGCATCTGCAAAGCATGCAACTTGGTGCAGACAAAATGAGAGCCGCAGCTGAGCGCTTTGAAAATGCTGGATTGAGTGTATCGAAGGCCAGTGAATCGACGGCTAGTTTGCTGGGCACTGTTCAGGGGGCTGGTGCCGAGCTTGCTCAGGCCTCACGAGAATTGAACAGCATCGTCGCGGACTATCGCAACAACCGTGAATCGTTGAGCAAAACACTAACCGTTATCGAAGGGGTGGTAGCCAGCGCGCAAGTTGAGGCCAGCGGACGTGCTCAATATCTTCAGGATCTGAAGCAACAATCGGAACGCATGCAGTCGCTCAATCGCGAGGTTCATGAGTACCTGGAAAACATCAGCGGCGTTTTGGGCGATGGTTTCAAAGAGTTTGGCGACGGCATGGACAGGGTACTCCGGCAGACGTTGGGTAGTCTGGATACGGAGCTGGATAAAGCTGTTAAAAGTCTGGCTGGTGGCGTCGATGGAGTGAAGGAAAGCAATGAAGACTTCGGCGACATCATGGAACGAATCAAGCAGTAATGGAGCCTGACATATGTTTGGTAAGCAAATGCCTTCGGTGGCTCGCGCTAAGGATGATGCGGAGAAACCGTTCTGGATCTCTTTTGCAGACTTGATGACCGCCATGATGATCCTGTTTCTCGTCGTGATGGTTGCAGCTTTGAGCTCGGTCACCCAGAGGATCAGTCAGTCAGAGCAGGGCGAAAAACAGCGCAGTCGCGACATTAGTCAGCTCTGCGAGCATTTGCAGCTCAAGGCTAAGCATTCTAATGCAACCATCGTCGTCGACTGCAAAGACAATCGGATCAGTTTCGGTGAGGCGGGACGTTTTGGGCATAACCAGTATTCTTTGAGCGACGAGGGTCAAAGTGCCCTTCAGGGCGTAGTGCCACTCATTCTTGATGCTGCCGATAGCGAAGAAGGGCGGAAGTGGTTCAAGCAGGTTGTTATCGAGGGGTTTACTGATACCGTCGGCTCGTATTTATATAACCTGCACCTGTCCTTACAACGGTCCGAGTGGGTGATGTGTAGCCTGCTTGATAGTCGCAGCCCTTTGCAAATCGGCCTTTCAGCTGAAAGACAACAGCAGATCAGATCGATGTTCCTGGCGGGTGGTGTTTCTTTCAACAACGCAAAGGACACCAACGAGGCAAGCCGCCGAGTTGAACTGAGAATGCAGTTCTACGGTTTGAAGGAGAAAGAGGAAAACCTCAAACCAGAAGTTCCAGTATTCGCCAGCACAGTGTCCGAGAAATGCCAGTTGGCGATGACGCGATGACCAGTGCATTAGCCAAGCTGTCGTCAGCTATAGCGCTCAGGCTCGATGCCCGTAGAATCGCGATCAGTTCTGAACCGTTGGCTCGCTTTCCTCGAATGGAAGCTGCCAGTGCCGATTTATACGACCGGTTTGAGCGGGCAGAGAAAGCATTGCCACCGCCTCAGGAAAAACGTAGAGCCGCCATCAATAAATTCAGGAATGTCCTGCCTCTGTCGTCCTCCGAATGGCGCATGGTCTTCGCCGGTCTCGCCGATAAAGTCGAGAGTGTTGGCCCCATTCTTGAAGACGAGCAACTTTATGGTCGAGTCCATATCGAGGTCAGTCAGCGGATCGAAAAACGGCGCCTGAGCCGCCGCGATTGGCTGGCGCTTTGTTTCAGCTACTTCGGTTACGAGTCCGATAAGCCCGACACGAATCCGGTCTGGTGCTTGTTGCAAGGCGACATCCGCAATGGTTTCGCTTGTGTAAAGGCGCAACAGACTCGTGAAAAAGAATGGATCCGTATCGTCCAGTATCATAAGCAGCTGTTTTCCGAACAGGCTGGGGAGACGCTTGGCGAGCAGATGTTCAACGGCGAGATCAGTGATCTCTCGGTGCTGCAAACAATCGCGCAGATACCTGACAGCAGTTGGTTATGGCACCGGATATTTAACGTATTGCTGTCTCGAATCTTTAATTTGGAAGACGACGAGTTCTCGAAAAGATTCCCCGACTTCATTGAGATCGGGCGTCAGCATCCGACATACATGAATGCGCTCCTCAGCGCCTGCCTGACGCGTTATCACGCAGCGTCGTATCGGGAAAAACCGTCGTCCCTTCTCAAACAGAGTGCTTTGGATAACTGGGGCAGCCCACAAATTCGCTCCAGGCAAAATAGCTGGCTTCAGTACGTGGAGAAAGACGTTTGTGCGATGGTGGTCGCGTGGTTTGCTAAAGAAGACCTTGAGCACTTCTTCAATCTCCTCAAAGGCGATAGGGATGTAGATCAGGCACGCCTGTTCTATTGGCTACGTTTCGCGAATCAGATGAGCTATACGCGGATTGTGTTGGGTGCAGACGCCAAAACGGATGCCGGGTCTGACTTTGTTGATTTTCGGCGAAAAAACAATGGCCGTTTGAGCTACCTGGCGGGCAGTAAATCAAGCAACAACGCAGTCATTATGCAAATTGCAAATTATCTGTTCGTCGAGTTTTCGGAGAAAGGCAACGCTTGTTACGTCTACAAAGCCGACAGCGCACCGTTCAACCCGGACCAGATTTATCTGGATCTTAACTCGGAGTTGAAACAGAAAAATAAATCAGCCGTAAAACCCATGGGACATATGGCTGTGCCATCAAGGCCAAACCATGTTAGCGGATGGCTGGCTAAATTTGACGAGACTCTTGCAGAACTCGGTATCCGGGCTGATGGGCACATTGATAGTCGAGGTGATCACCCATTCAGGTCGCCACCCAAAACTATTGCTTTCGAAGCGCAGTTGGCGGAAGCGTTGAAGGGGATTTCTCATAGGGTGTATGACTCCCGCGCCAAAGGCGGAGCCTTACAAGTGCAACTTGAAAGTCATGAGCCAGCGGCCATGGCTTCTCTGCAGCGCCTCGGCTTCAAGCCCGTCAACAATCAGCCACTGAAATTCTGGAGGCAGTAATGCTCAAGCGTTTTCTATCTGGAAAAGGCCTGCTGCCGAAGTCCGGTGAGTTCAATAATTTGCCACTATACTCGATAGAGGAGCAGGGATTGTGCTTCCCGCTGAGCCTTGCCGACAGTACTGAGTTTTGGTCACTTGTAGGTTACCTCGATCAGCTCGAAGAGGAAGAGTTCGTATCCCAACTCAGTGATCGCTGGCTACTGCCGTGGGACGAGCTTTATCGACTTTTGAATGAGGAAGGGCACGCCAGCAGCGTACCGTTACTCGGATTGCCAAAGCAGTCGAATTTGACGCCGCAGCTCACTAGCCAAGGCAGTCTTGCTTCGAACGATTTCAAGGTATCGATAGGTGCTTGGCGCGATAGCGAATCCGCGGCGACAGTGCAAACCAAACGTACGGGCGCTGTCCTCACGCATGGCGATAAAATCGAGCTGCTGCCTGAGGCAACTTACCAATTGGTGAGTGCTGTTCGGCAACTCCATTTATCGCAACAAGAAAGCCCTGGCGAACTTACCAACCAGATCGGCTGGGCCAGCGTCCGCAAGCTGGCCCGCAAGGCTGGCGCAGGCATGGACGGTTTTCTCGACAAAACCGTTGTGGTCAGGCCCGAGAACCTTCGTCTCCATCCACGTAAATCGAGCGTAGGCAATACGCCTGTCATCGAGCTGGAACCTACATTCGACGGGCAGCCTGAAAATTGGTTGGAAAATTTCGATGCCCACAAACAAGTGCAGGATCGTTACCGGGTCATCGGGGCTGACGGATCTCTGACCCATGTGCTGATCGAGCCGGAAGTAAAATCGGTACTAGATTATGTGCGTTCACTGCACGGACGCCGGGTGGCGGGCGACGATGCGCTTTCATTCATTCGCAATCCCTATAGCGCTTTGGGTGATAGTGCCAGTCAGGTGTTGGACGCTGACACCTACGAGAGCGACTTGGCGGACGCTGGTATCTTCTTTCACCGTTTTCATCTTGAGCCCGAGCTAAACGATACAGGTCTACGCATTCAGCGCATTAACCTGACCCTTGAGCCCATTTCACCAACACCGCAAGCATCGATAGAACTGCCGTTCAACGAAGCCCATGAGTTTGCTCCCTTCGTGCATGAACTTCAGTTGAAGCTGGCTGCAGGGATGCCGGCGGGCTTCTGGCAGGGTTACGAGCTTGAATTAAGCGACTTCGATTTGCGTCAATTGGCAGGCTGTTGCCGCTGACCGAAAACTGACCCAGTAAAGGCTGTTCTGCCGACTGAAAACTGACCCAGGTGTTCAACTGCTTCTGCTCACTTTTCGAGCAGGAGAACACAGGGTGATCAGCATGGAAATGT